AGTGAATAAAAAGTTAAACGAAATGGTTGAGTGGAAGATTTACAAGTCAAAATACCAAGCATGGAACTCTGTAGCCCCAAAATATGCCGAAAAATGGGTAAAATCCAACGACTACGCTGTAATTGGGATAGTGGATGCTGTCTGTAACGACTTTGATGGTGGAACCACATTGCTTGATTATAAGACTTCGAAACGTTACGGCCCATATTTGCCTGAAGATTACTACAGACAGCTAATCATTTACGCATTTTTATACACATTAGAGATGGGAGACATGCCAAATTTCGTCGGAGTGAACTATTTACGCTTTGATGATACATTTTTTGTTAAAGTTAATCAAGGAGTGTTGGACGAAGCGAAAGAAACTATCAAATATGTACATAATTGTTTGAAAGAAAGGATGGAAGTGGAAGATAAATACGAACAAAAACCACAAAATCTATGTAAATGGTGTTCATTTCATACTTCTAATGGTGGAAACTGCGATGCAGAGATACCAAAATGGAAACCTAAGTTCGGAAGTAAGAAAAAATACGATAAGGATACGTTTAAAAACGCTACATTGAGTGATGATGACATACAGTCAGCGTTAAATACCCAAGAAGGAGAAGGAGATACTAATACAGTTTGGGATGATTGAGCAACAAGAAGTATATGGAGCAGCAGCAATGCTAGGATTGACAATGTTATCCGCATTATTCTGGTTTGTACTCAGATACGCAGATAAGTAGCGAAAGCTTTATATAGGTGGGTTACCTAAAATTACCTACCATGGCGCGCAATGACTATGGGGCCATAAATGTTATTTCTGATGAAGAGCGAGAAGCTCTAGGATTAACAGGTCCCAAAAAACCTCAAGAAGAAGAGGAAGGATTATTCGAAACTATAGGCAAAGCTGGGGATAAATTAGGTGAAACACAACTAGGTAAGAAGTTAGGTTCGATACTTACCGTATTAATCCTTGCTTTTTTTGGTGGTGGAGGAGATTTAGGCGCTATACAAGAGATTTTCGGAGGAGAGGATGATGGTAAACCAAGGGGTGGATGTACTGACCCAACTGCAATCAACTATAAAGCGGATGCTGATTTTGATAATGGTAGTTGTGTATTCCCTCCTCCTGTTATTTATGGATGTACTAACCCCGAAGCTGATAATTACAACTCACAAGCTACTCATGATAATGGTAGGTGTCAGTTTTTGGGTGGACCGGTAGACAATGGAACAGGAAATCAAACAAATGAAGATGATACTATCTATGGTTGTATGGATATAGATGCATCAAATTATAACGAAAGGGCAGAGGAAGATGATGGTAGCTGTGAATATGAAGAGTATGAATGTACAGCTAACGAAACTTATTTTTATGATGGTATGGAGTATGGAAACTACTCCAGAGAGTATAACTCTTTGAATATTACTGTAGACGTAGATACTGATTGTGACCAAGACACATTACCAGTTATGATTGGTTATGATGTAAGTCATATAAAAGTAGAAGATAATGAAACAGTTTTTAATGGATATATGTGGAATGACAACTACTTCAATATAACAGGATGGGAAGCCAACGAGTATACTTTACACTCAGGTGTAGATTACTTTACAGAACCGTATACTGGCTGGTATACTGTATACGTCAATCTATTTGCAGATTGGAATAGAGATGGTGTATATGAGTTTGTTTCATGGTTTATAATTGAAGAGATAGTTCTGGAGGAACCATGAGTGATGACACTAACGGACATATTAACAATGATGGGAGTTATAATTGCAGCATTATCCATAATACTTTTGTGTGTTATCATCATATCAGCGACGAAGAGAATAACGTCAAAATTACAATTATCATTACCGAAGAAGGTAATAAAGAAGGAAATAAAGAAGAAAAGGAGGACTGAAAATATGAGTCAAGCAAGAGAAGGAGTAACTTTTAACGATATCTTTATGTTTATGATTGCCGTACCTTTAGTTTTACTCTGGGTTGGGTTCGCTGGATTTGTTATACACAGCGGATTACAAGACGATTCTGTTCTTGAACAAATCGAAGGATATACAACTTTGATAGCTATATTAGGTGGGCCAGCCCTTCTAATTATCAAAGATGCTTTAGATGTATGGAAACAAGAACAAGCAGAGAAAACAGCTTTCTATAAGGTAAAAGCACAAGCAGTTATAGACTATAATGATGCAGCCCAGAAACAATCTCAACAGATTGAAGCAAATGCGCAAGCACAAGAGCATAAGATGGAATCATCAACAATATCTAAAGTTACAGCAAAGAAAAAATAAATAAGGAGATAATAAATGGCAAATTACGCAGTAAATGACCACACTGAAACCGCAAGTGACCTAGCAGGATGTCTAGCACTATTGGAAACTAAGTTAGAAACAATAGATGATGGCAAAACAATACGCCTGTTAGAGATACACAAAGTCGGCAATCAGTTTGCATACGCTTTAGTTATAGACGCTTAGACATAAGCTTTATATAGTCTCATGTTCTAATATTATTGTGGCTCCTAACAGACCACAGAACCACAGGAATTTAACGCATCATGCGTCTTCTGGGGCCACAACAAATATGGAGAAAAAAAATATGAATTGTGATTGTGACAAGTGCAGTTGTGAATGCTGCTCTTAAACGAAAGCTTTAAATAGTGCTATTGCATTATATTAAAACAGGTGACAACACCAATGGCAAACGAAACAAGCAACAACACAGCAGAATCTAACGAAACCAGTGAAGGCAACCTCACTGCTATTATAGATACTGTTGAAGAATCAGGTCTATTAGATACTATTATGGACGAACCATTACTTATGGCACTTTGTGCTGTGGTATTAGGTATGGGTGGATATATCGCTTATACTGTACCAGCAGTCAAAGAGTTAGTTTTCAAGTATATGAAGAATAACGAAGCAGAGTTAATGGACTTACTTGATAAGAATCTAACAAAAGCCCAACAAAAGGTTTTTGAGAAAATGGACGAGACTGCACAAAAGCACGTTAAAGACTCTCTAGTCAAGAATGTATTAATTACAGCTTGGGATGAGAAAGACGACGAGCTTGCTGCATTAGTCAAATCTAAAGTTAAGGCCGCAATCGACGAAGCCAAGTAATGGACGTCGAAGGGTATGAAAGGCGTTTACGCATCAGAGTCGGAGAAGGGGAATATGAAAGACATAAAGAACTTGTCCGGCTTCTTGCCCGCAATCTCGCGCTTGAAGATTTGCTTTGGGAAGAAATTCTTGTATCTATTCGGGATGTTAACAAGAGAACAGAGTTATTGCGACAAAGAAACCAGATTGTACGGGATATTCATACTGAGTTCCGTGCTCTTAATATAGAAGTTCCAACTGTAGTAGAAAAGAACAGTGAGAGTTTCTCTAAAATACTTGAGGAGATAATAGATGACAGCGATAAAGAAACAGAATCAGATGAAATCCGCGATTAGTGGATTAGCTGCACACGACTCCAGAAAGTTAGAAAAGATTTTTGATATATGTAGACAAGATGAAAAGAAGATGACTCTATTACTTAGAGCCTTCTGTGAAGCATATCTTATCGACAACAAACAAAGACCATTAAAGTTAAGACCTTTACAAGAATCTATAATTGTAAAAACGTTAACTTATCCTGATGGCGACCCTGAAAAACATCGTAAATTAGCAATATTGGCTCCACGAGGCAGTGGCAAGTCTTTTGCTCTTTCGGTAGCTGTATGTATCTACATGTTCTTTAATAGATTCAGGGATTTAATTTTTATCTTGGCTCCAACAGAGGACCAAGCTTCACTTATATTTAATTATTGTTATAGGCATTTTGCTGATAACAGTTTTCTTAATGGATTGATTGATACCTATAGGTTTCACAACAAACCTAATATCACAATGAAGGGAGGAACAGTTCTACGTAGAGCCCCTTTAGCCCCATCAAATCAGGGACAAGCAATACGAGGACAACATCCAACTATGTGTATAGTAGATGAGAGCCCACTAATAGATGATAAATTATTTGTTGACAACGTAGAGCCTGCTATTGTTTCTAATAGAGCTCCTTTTATTAACCTAGGTACGCCCAAGAGTAAAGAGAATCACATGTGGCGCTATCTTTATGATGATGCATATAACAACTCATTCGAACGAATGGTATTTACATGGAGAGATGCTGTAAAGGCTGGGCGAGCCTATGCTGCACCTTATACTGATGATGATATGGCTGAAAAGATGAGGGAATGGGGGGAAGATTCAATATATTGGAGAACAGAATATGAGTGCGAGTTCGTCGAGTCGGTCTCGAACATCTTCAATCCCGAATTACTCAAAGCCTGTTTATCCAGAGGACGAACCTTTGGAGAAAGAGGAAATAATTATCCAAACTGTGTTGTGGGTGTTGACATTGGTAAATCTGTTAATAGCACTGTTATTAGCGTATGGAGTACATCTAAAGACAAGGATAGTAATACCGCAAATCTTATATACCTTGAGGAAATTGGCCCTAAGTCGGGTGGACATGACATTCCATATCAGCGTAAGCGTATCATGGATGCAGCTCACGATTTTGGTGCTGATAGGGTTATTATTGATGCGACGGGTATTGGTGGTGCTATCGAGCAAGAAATAAAGTTAGCATGTATATCCAGTAAACCACAGATACAATTTATACCATTTATCTTTACTGGTGGTCCTAAAGGTAGTAAGACGCAAATATATAGAGATATGGCATCTTACATACAACAAGGGCAAGTAAAAGTACCTCATCCAGAGGATTTAGACCCTCCAGAGGCCAAATTAGTCAATAAATGGCTGAGAGAACACATAGATTTACAGTATGTTATGGACGCAGCCAACAAAACAGAGAAGATTTCTGCACCTACAGGTAAACATGATGATTACTGTGATAGTACAGCAGTAGCGCTGCACGCATCTTTGTCTATGTTACCACCATCTGCGTCGTTTGCAAGTGTATCTATACAACAAACAGGTACTACCAGACGTGCAGGACCTACAAGAGGTATATTTACTACCACTAGACGGTCGAAAACTTTAAATAAGGGTAGACTTTCTGGTTTATAAAGGCCATTTGAGCGAAAGCTTTATATACTCATTTGTACTATATTGGAATGATAGCCGTGGCTCTAAGAGATTATTGGCCTTTTAATAGGCGAAGTTTCGCAACTAAAGGAGAGAATCCTCCATTCACCGAAGATAGCCCAAGAAGTTTCGGTGCAGGTGTCATAAAACGTATACAACTCCAGAATACCGGAGGTATGTTTGGTGGCAATGGTGCTCTCAAAGAACCACAGCTAGGTGATTATAAGACTTATATGAATGTATATTTATCAGACCCTATAGTAAGGACTCTAATAGATTTACCATGTATGTATGCCGCTAAGGATGGGTATGATATAGTCACCGATAATGATGAAGACAGAGAAGCTATTTCTGAATTGTTTGACGAAATTAATTTAGAACAGACGCTTTATACTTGGCTTCGTAATGGTAGAATCTTTGGTACATCCTTTTTAGAGTGGACTGGTGATAACTTAATCATCCGGTCTTCTCAAAATTTATATATCCAAAGAAGTCCTAGTGGACAGGTAATGTATTATTATCAGGATTTAGGAGATGACAAAGAGTCAATTAGATTTGAAGAGGACGAACTTATCGTATACCGTAACAATCCATTCGATGATTACGCTTATGGTCTTAGTGACATCCATCCAATTCTTTATTTGGTTGACCTTAAAGATTATGCAGAACGGGACATCGGTGCTGCTCTCAACAAATACGCTACTAGTAGGTTTGATATTAGCGCTGGACTCCCCGATATGCCTTATGGTCCTGATAAAATTAATGAAATCGTGGCAGCATTTAATGCGCTGGAACCCGGCGAAGACATTATACATGGTAATGATATTACAGTCAAGGAGTTACAAGGTACACAACGAGCTTTTGAGTATGGAAAATATACTGACGATTTGCTCAAGAAAATACATGTGGCCCTTAAAGTTCCAATTACAATGTTCGACAAGCCAGAACAAGCGCGTGCAATTTTTGAGCCATACGTTAAGCACCTACAGTCTGCGGTTGAAGCTGCTATCAATAGTCAGCTAATGCCACAGTTATTAGGTGGTGACGCTAAGTTTAAGTTCAGAAATATAAACGTAGACGATGCATTTGTAAAAGCAAAGACTGATATGATATATCTATCAGAGGGTGTACTCGCACCCGGTGAAGTTAGATTAGAAAGAGGATTGAATCCGGAAGGAGTAGCTGAAGTGCAAGATACTGCAAAGAACGCAAATATATCTGGAGGAAAAGACCAAGATAAAACAGAAGAGTCCGAAAGGGCAGAAAACCGCACTGGTAATGAACCAGCTGCAAATCCAACGGGGGATAGAGAAGAATGAGCAAAGAGTACGACTATGAACGTTGTATAATAGAAGTAGGTCCAACTCTCAAAAAGAGAGGTATAAAGGACTATCAAGAGATTACGGCAAACATGTGCCGTATGAGGGTAGAGGAAGGAACTGGTAGACAGTTTGCTGAATCTGCCGAGGGCGGACAGGAAAACCAACGCAGTTTTGCATTGGAACTACAAGAACCTGTTCACACGGATGAATATATAGAATACCCAGTTATCGCTATAACGTCAGGCCCTCACGACGAAGATGGCGACCAGAAGGTCTTTATTGAACCGTCCGTATTAAAAAATAGTGTAGAAACATTTACTGAGTTACCAGTTTACTACAATCACCAACGAACCGAGGACGACCTCCTTGGAAAGGCTATCAACCCAGAAATCGTAGAGCTTGAAGGTGGTAAAACTGCAATAAAGATGCTTGCGCAACTTTATAAAAACGCAGCAAATAATAATGGAGTGTTAGAAAAGATTGAAAACGGAGATATGACGCATGTCTCTATCGATTGGTTTTCTAAAGATGTAGATGTTTTAGGAGAACCGTTTGCAATGGACATCCGTCCTATTGAGGTGAGTTTTATTGATAATGAGACTCGTACCCCCGTTTGTGACGCATGTACGATAGAAAATGGAAAGGAATGCGATGACCACCGTGAATTCGGTGAAGAATCGGAATCAGAATCTGATTGTGGCTGTGGTGGCCACGAGGAAGATTCATGTGCCTGTGATACACACGGGAACAACAGCGAGGAAATAAACATGGCTGAAGAACAAGTAAAAGAAGTTGTCTCAGAAGCAGAGACCATCACAGAGCGTGAATTCGCATCTATG